TGGCACAATTACTAGCGGCACATCAGCCACTATCGTTGTTACTTGGAGCCGATCCGCTAACGCTACTGGAATTGGTGTATGGGCAACGACAGGTCTGGATATTAGTGGTGGGACAACTGATGATGGATCAGCGGTGTTATCTAGTTCTTCTTCTGACATGAGTGCAGATTTAGATATTTCCGCTGGCGGTATTGCACTTGGCTACTGTGCCAATCTTGCCGGAGAAGACGTAAACCCGACATACAGTTTTACTAATCTTACAACAAATTTTAATTCCGCAATGGATTATGCAAGAAGCCAAGGCGGTGGATCAGCAGAATTTTCGGCTGCACAAAGTGGTTTAACTTTAACTGCTTCAACAAATGCGACAAACCAGCTTGGCGTTGGAATTTTTGCATCATGGCCTCCAGCTTGATAGGACAATAAAATGGCAAAATGGAAATATAAAGATACAATCATTGAGGAAGGGAAGTCTTGGACTGACGATAATAACATATTGCATCCGTCAGGTTGGGCTATCTGGTCAGCAGATGAAAAAGAAGCTATGGGATTGACTGCTCTAACAGCCGACGCAGAGCCAGACAGTCGTCTGTACACTTGGACTCGAAACGAAGATGACACCGTTTCAAAGACGGCTAAAGATCTATCGAAAGTTAAAGCCAGTTTAAAAACAGAAGTACAGTCTCAACAGAAGGCGTTACTCGATCAGTCTGATTGGGCTGTAGTTCGTAAATCTGAAAAGGGCACGGAAGTTCCGGCAAATATAACTACTTGGCGTGACGCTATCCGTACCAAGGCTACTTCGATGGAAAGTTCTATTGATGGTGCATCTGACATCGAGGCTGTAGAAAAACTTTTTTCAGACGCAGTTTTGTATGATTGGCCTGAGTTGGGTGATTAATGACTAAAGTTGCAGATGTAGAAGCTAAATTAAAAACACACGAAGCTGTCTGCGCTGAACGATGGAAAGAAACTATCGAGCGGATAAAACGCCTTGAGCTAGTTATGATTACAGGTGCAGGTTCTCTTATCCTTTTGATGGCAGGTATGCTCTGGAAGATATAATAAAAGGAAGCTAAATGCCTTTGTCAAAGATACAGTTTAAACCTGGGGTTAATCGTGAGACTACATCTTACGGTGATGAGAACGGCTGGTTTAACTCAGACTTAATTCGTTTTCGCAAAGGCAGACCGGAAAAGATGGGTGGTTGGTCTCGTTTAAGTAGCAATACCATAAAAGGAGTAGGAAGATCTTTACATGTCTGGGCTGCTTTAGACGGTTCCAAATTTATGGGTCTTGGCACAGAGTCTAAATTTTACATAGAAGAAGGTGGCGGATATAACGACATCACACCTATAAGATCTACCGTTACTCTTGGATCTAATCCTTTAAAAACAGGTTCTGTTGTTTCTGGTGCTACAGTTGTTACCGTAACTGCACCCTCTCATGGTGCGGTAACAGGTGATTACGTTACGTTTAGTGGTGCAACGGCAACGGACGGTATAACCACGGCTCAGTTAAATATTGAACATGAAATAACAGTTATTGATTCTAACAGCTATCAGATAACAACTACGGGCACAGCCTCCTCTGGAGACACCGCGGGAGGCGGTTCTGCAATTATTGCCAACTATCAGATCAACACAGGTCTTAATACAGTCGTAAGCGGAACAGGGTGGGGTGCTGGCCTTTGGAGCGGTTTAACAACTGATTATTCTCAAACTACTCTTAACGACAGTGGTGGAATAAACGACAGTGTAACCTCTTTTATTTTAACAAGTGCAACTAGTTTTGAAACAGCAGCTACTACAACGGGTGCAAATTTAACAGCTATTAGTTCTTCTATTACCGTTGCCGACTCCAGTGGATTTCCAGCCAGAGGCACTATTCTGATAGGTAGTGAAAAAATACGCTATGGAACGAATGTAAGTAACGTATTTGGTGATCTGACAAGAGGCACTGATGGAACAACAGCGGCCACCTCTTCAAGTGGAGATTCAGTTACCTTTGTTGGATTAATGTTAATAGGCAGTGAGTTAATTCAATACACAGGAAAATCCTCAAATACAATAGATGCTGGTGTTGTTCGAGGAGTTCGTGGAACTAGTGCTGCTTCCCATAGCGACGGAGCAGTGGTTAAGGAAGCAAATGACTTTGTCGGATGGGGGGAATCGTCTAGCACTGCGGCAACTACAGGATCAAACATCCGTTTATACAGTCAAGACAACTGGGGTGAAGACTTACTTTTTAATGTTTTTGATGGAACCCCGTACTATTGGGATAAGACACTTGGTCTTGGTTCACGGGCCACGGACCTTGCTTCTCAAACAGGAGCCTCTGATGCCCCTACTATAACCCGCAGAATAATGGTTTCAGGTTCCGACCGGCATGTCGTTTGTTTTGGTTGTAATCCGTTAGGTGAAACGGCTCAAGATTTGTTGATGGTTCGCTGGTCTGACCAAGAGAACCCCGCAGATTGGACACCTACCGCTACGAACACGGCGGGCTCCCAACGTATATCTTCTGGATCAGAAATTATATCGGCACAGAAAACTCGTCAGGAAATGCTTATCTTTACAGATACTGCTCTTCACGCCATGCGGTTTACAGGTCCTCCCTTTACGTTTGGTTTCAGTATGTTAGCAAACAACGTGTCTATTATCGGTCCAAATGCAGTAACAACTGTTGGAGACAAGGTCTTCTGGATGGACCGTGAGAACTTCTACGTTTATACAGGTCGTGTTCAGCTTATTCCCTGCACTCTTCTCAGGTATGTGTTTGACGACATTAATCTGGAACAGAGTTTTAAATGCTTTGCGGCTTCCAACAAGATGTTTGATGAGGTGTTCTGGTTCTATCCTACAGCAGATTCTACAGAAATAAATCGTTATGTTAAGTTTAATTTTACGGAAAACACTTGGGATCTAGGAACTTTATCAAGAACAGCTTGGGTCGATTATGGTATACACGACAATCCAAGAGCTTCTGGAATTGCTAACTCTACAAACTTTGTTTACGTACATGAGACTGGCGACGATGACGACGGTTCTGCCATGACTTCGTTTATTGAGTCTGCTGACTTTGATCTTGGAGATGGGCAACAGTTTATGTTTGTAAGTCGTTTGATACCAGACATTGACATTACCAGTAGCAGTTCTGATGCTTCTGTAAATTACATATTAAAGACCCGCAACTTTCCAGGAGATAGCTTGGCTACTAATTCTACAAATGCAGTTACTTCAAGCACTCAACAGGCTTTTCTTAGAAGCCGGTCAAGACAGGTTGCTTTGCGGATTGAAAGTTCTACAACAGATATAACGTGGACATTGGGTGATCTTCGCCTTGATGTACGTCCTGATGGAAGGCAGTAATGGTTAAATTACTGGATCACAGTATGCCGATAGCTCCAGATGAGTATGACGCGGATACTTTTGTAAGAATATTGCGTGATCTTGAAATGGCTTTGACAAAAATGGATTTTCCCGCTGTTGTTAGCGGAGAAGACGATGATAACGGAAAAAACTGGTTTTTAAGTTAATGGCTTCTGCATATAAAAACATAGTAACAACAATAGGGTCTACAGGTGATGTAGTTGTATATACATGCCCAGCGGCTACCGAAGCACTTGTAAAAAACATCAATTTATATAATAGCCATACCGGCGCTATCGTGGTATTATCTAAGATAACCGATAGCTCCGCTTCGGAAACGGTAATTTTGCAGAAGATCACGTTGGCTACGTTAGCCTCTACTTCTGCCACCGCAGACGTGTCGTTTACAGGCCCTTTTGTTTTAGAGGCAGGAGACACGCTAAAATTCAACTGCGACACCGCAGCAAAGATTCAAGTCTTCGCTAATGTTTTGGAGCTTTCTTAATGTTACAGCAAACACACACAGTATTAAATAACGGCCTACAATCTTTCGCAGAGGCGTCTCCCGATTACGAAATGGCTCCCATAGGCATTGGTTCTATGCGGGAACAAGCTAAAAAGCTGGCAGAATACGGTCGGAATGGTGACATATATGTAGTTCACGCGGCAGAAGGTGAGACGGTTATACCTTTAGAGGTTTTAGAATCAAACCCAAAGATTAAAGAACTTCTCTTTGGTCAGATGCGCGGCATGGGCCTAGACCCACAAGAATTTGTTGTTGGCAACGAGCTCAATAGCATTAACCCAGACACGGGCCTGCCTGAATTTTTCTTTAACAGTGTGTTTAGAGGAGTAAAGAAAGCCGTCAAGTCTGTAGCCAAGATTGCAAAGAAGGCGGCTCCTATTGCTATACCAATGGCCGCAGCGGCTTTTGGTATTCCCTTTTTACCTCAAAGCATGTTTGGTGTAGGGAGTTTTGGAGCCAGCTTTATTGGTGGCGGCATAGGAAGTCTTGTTGGCGGCGGAAGTATTAAAGATGCCATGAAAGCTGGTATTATAAGTGGTGGCCTTGCCTCTCTTACCGGCGGTCTTAAAAGTAAGTTTTTAGAAGGCGGTGATTTTGGAACTGGGGTTTCCAGAAGCTTTTACAACCCAAGCGCACCTAGCTTTGCTACTCAAGCAT